CCATCAGCGGCGGCGCGGCGGTGCACACCAACCTGACGCGCCAGAGCGCCGGCGTCGACGTGAACTACACCGGCACGCCGAACGCCTGGACCAGCACCAGCCTGTCCGGCATCCCGATCTTCAATGCGGGCAACACCGTGGACCCGCCGCAGATGTGGGACCTGAACCCGGCCAACCGCATGACGACCCTGACCGCCTGGCCGGCGAATACTTTCTGCAAGTCCCTGCGCACCTACAAAGGCTTCCTGGTGGCCTTGAACGTGACCGCCGCCGGCGTGAACAAGCCGTTCATGGTGAAGTGGTCCGATGTGGCCGCGCCGGGCGCCGTGCCGGCCAGCTGGGACCCAGCCGACGCGACGCGGATGGCGGGCGAGAATGACCTGGCCGAAGGCGGCGACCCCGTGCAGGACGGCCTGCAGCTGCGCGACTACTTCATGATCTACAAGGAGGCGAGCGTCTGGCGCATGTCGTTCATCGGCGGCCAGAACGTGATGTCGTTCCAGAAAGTGCTGGGCATCAGCGGTGCCCTGAACCGCAACTGCATCGTAGAGGTGGACGGTTTCCACTTCGTGCTGACTTCCTCCGATGTGATCGTGCACGATGGCGAAACCGCGCGCTCGGTGCTGGACAAGGAGGCGCGCCGGGCGCTGTTCGATGACTTCGACGCCTCGGCCAAGGACCGTGCTTTCGTGTTCAAGAACCCGTACCGCAACGAGGTCTTCGTCTGCTACGCCAGCATCAACAACAGCGTCCCGAACAAGGCGCTGGTCTGGAACTACCGGGACAACACCGTGTCCTACCGCGAGATCCCGGCCCTGCACCATGCCAACTACGGCGCGGTCGACGACACCCTGGCCGACAGCTGGGATTCCGATTCGGACAGCTGGGATTCCGACCTGTCCGCCTGGAACGGGCCCGGGTCGACGCCGAACACCGCCCGCGTGCTGATGGCGCCGAACCAGACCAAACTCTACCTGCTGGACTCGGCAGCCACGTTCGATGGCGTCAAGCCATCCTGCTACCTGGAGCGCGTCGGGCTTGACTTCGGCGAAGCGGACAAGATCAAGCTGGTGCGCGGCGTGCGGCCGCGCATCACCGGCAACGTCGGCAGCACGGTGCTGGTCAAGATCGGATCCCAGAGCGATCCGTATGAAGACCCCGTCTACACGACCATGACCCATACCATCGGTCAGACCGTGCACAACGACTGCTTTGTGTCGGGGCGCTACATCGCCGTGCGCCTGGAGAGCGGCACAGCCTACACCGCGAGGATCGATTCCTTCGACCTCGATATCGTCCTCGCAGGGGAATACCCATGACCGTTATCAACCGCAACAGCCCCAAGTACGCGCCCGGGCCGGTTCCGACCGATCCGAAAGACCTGCCGCGCTACCTGTCCGAGGAATTCAACAAGATTTCCGCGTCGATTGGCCTGCTGGCCGACGGGCAGATGGAAGTGACATACAAGGCGCCGACAAGGCTCGGCCCGGGCATGCTCCGGCTCGCCGATGGGACCAGCTGGAATCCGGGCGGCGGCGAGGGGCTTTACCGGCGCACGCTGGCCGGCGCATGGGTGCTCGTCGGATGAACATCAAGCTCAAATACAGCGGCGCGCTGGCGCATCCCGTGCTGGATGAAGCGCAGAAGATGTGCGTCTGGCTGCGGCACTTCGCCGCCAACCTGCCGGCCGGAACTGCCAACGGCGAGCGCATCCCCTGCGCCGTGCCGCCCGAGCAGGTCCGCGCCCTGATTTGCGGGCTGGAGCAGCACATGCGAGCGGAGCAGGAATCCGGGAATTCGCCGGCATTCGATGTGCAGGAAGGAATGCCGCTGAAACACCTGTTCGCACCTGGTGCCTATGGACGCCAGATCACCGTGCCAAAAGATCACTGGGTGATCGGCAAGATCCACAAGCACGCGCACCTGAATTTCCTGATGCAGGGCCGCGTGGCGGTGCTGACGGAGGACGGGCTGATGGTCATGGAAGCGCCGTTTTCGTTCGTCTCTCGCCCGGGTGCCAAGCGGCTGGTACTGGCGCTGGAGGAAACGGTGTGGGCCACGGTACACCTGACCAGCGAAACCGACCTGGCCCGCATCGAGGACGAAGTGATCGCCAAGGATTACAGCGAAGTGCCGCAAATTGTATTGCAGAACGTGAAGGAGTTGATGCTATGAGCTGGGGAGCAATTGGGGGCGCCGCCATTGGCGCAGCGGGCAGCTATCTGTCGAGCAGGAATGCAGGGAAAGGCCAGCAATCGACGCAGCAGGAGCAACTGGACCCGCGCATCGCATCGATGCTGTTCGGGGATAGAAATAACGGCCTGCTTGGCCAGTTCCAAGGCTTCCTGAACCAGCCGGAAGGTGTGACGAGTTCAGCGCTGGGCAATCTCGCGCGCCAGTACCTGCTGAACGGCTCTGCCGGCTCCGATCTGGAGGCGATCCGCCAGAATAGCCTGAACCTGATGCGCGGCAACCAGGCGCCGGTGGCCACGGCGGTCACGGCCAGCAATCCCATGTGGGTGACGACGCCAAAGGCGCAGGCGGCGCAGATCACGGCGCCGGGCCAGAACAACATCGACCTGACCGGGGCGTTCCAGAGCTTCCTCGCCGGCGGCACGGGCGCGGCGGAAAACCCGTACCTGACGAAATCCTTGCAGGCCGGCGCCGACCTGGCGAATGCGAACTTCCGCACCAACCTGGGCGACCTGACCGACACCCTGCAGCGCCGGATTCTGCCAGGCCTGCGCGACAGCGCCATCGGCGCAGGCCAGTATGGCGGCTCCCGCCAGGGTATCGCCGAGGGCAACGCGCTGTCCGACTTCACCCGCCAGGCGACCGACGCGGCCGGCAAGCTGGGCCTGGCCAACAGCGCCAACATGATCGGCGCCCAGGCCGGGCAGTTCGACGCCGGGCAGAACCGGGCGCTCTCGGCGCTGACCAACCTGTCGGGCCAGCAGTATGGCGTGGCCGGCCAGAACGCAGCGTTCCAGCAGCAGGCCAACCTGGGCAACGTGGACACCGACCTCCGCGCGCAGCTGGCCAACCAGAACGCCGGCAATACTTTCACCCTGTCCAACCGCGATGCGCTGAATCAGTTCGGCCTGGCCAACCAGGGGGCGCAGTTGCAAACGAACGCGCAGAACAATGCCGCCAGCATCGCAGGCGCCGGCTCGCTGCAAAGCCTGCTTTCGCAGCTTGGCGCCTTTGGCAACGCGTCGGACAACTACGGCATCACTCGCGCTGGCCAGGTGGCCGGCCTGCTGTCGCCGTTCATCACCGCCAATTCGTCAAGGACGACCACGGAGCCGCTGTACCAGAACACGGCTGCGAACGTGCTGGGCGGCGCCGGCGCAGGCCTGAGCCTTTATAACCAATTCAAAAATCTGTTCGGCAGCGGCACAACCGCACCTGCGAATAGCGGAAACGGAATTGCTAGCGCATTCAATTACTTAGGCTATCAGGGTTAAACCATGGGACTTCTCGACCAACTGAGCAATCTTTCCCCAGACCAGAGCCAGGGCCTGCTGGGCATGGCCGCCGCGCTGCTGCAGGCCGGCGGCCCTTCGCGCACGCCCGTCGGCTTCGGCCAGGCTCTCGGAGCTGGCCTGCAGGGCTTCCAGCAGGGCGTGAACGATTCGGAGCAGCGCCGGTACCTGCGCGAGCAGCAGGCGCTGCAATCCCGTCTGCTTGGATTCAAGGTGAAGGATGCGGAATCCGACCTGGCCAACCAGCAAGCGCTGCGTGATCGCGCAGCCCGGCTGCAGCAGTTCTACATGGGCGACTCGGCCGCTTCGCCGACGATGCCAAGCATGGCGCCGACCGTGGAGAATGCGGAAAAGCTGGCGGCGCAGCAGCAATCGGGTGGCGGCAGCTCTGGCCTCTACTCGCGGCGCCTGGCGCAAGCCGAGCGCCTGCGCGCCGCAGGCTTCGTCCCAGAGGCTGATGCAGCCGAGGCGTCGGCACTGAAATTCCAGCCGAAGGTCAAGGGCTGGGAGAAAGTGCAGCAGGATGGCCGCGTGCTGCTGGCGCCGTACTTTGAAGATGGCAGCGTGGGCAAGCCGGTCCCGATGGAGGTGGCAGAGAAGCTCATGGAAGTGAACAGCGGTGGCCGCACTGACCTCGTAAATTCGTTCACCGGCGCACCAGTACGGTCGCTGGCACGCACCGCAACGCCGGATGCCCTGCTCTCGGCGGCCACCGCGCGGCGCGGCCAGGACATGACTTTCCAGACCGCCGGGCTCGATCGTGCGCAGCGCGCCCTGGCGGAAAAGGCTCCCACGGAATTCCAGGGCAAGTCCGCGGCGTTCGGCCTGCGTGCGGAGGAAGCGGACAAAATCCTGAACAGCCTGCAGGGGCAATACCGTCCGGCTGCGATCAACTCCAAGCTGGCAGTGCAGCAAACCCCATTGATCGGGGGCGCGCTCGGCGCGGCGACGAACTTCGGGCTGACGGACGCTGACCAGCAGGCAGAGCAGGCGCAACGCGATTTCGTCAACGCCATCCTGCGCCAGGAGTCCGGCGCTGCAATCGGGGCGCAGGAATTCGACAACGCGCGCAAGCAGTACTTCCCGCAGCCAGGTGATTCCCAGGCCGTGATTGCGCAGAAGGCACGCAATCGCCAGCTGGCCATCCAAGGCCTGAACACCAACGCCGGGAAGGCGCGCATGACGGCGCCGGCAGCGGGCGGCTGGTCGATCCAACGCGTGGGGGAATGATGCCTACCTATCGAATCACCGCCCCGGATGGGAAGAGCTACGACGTCACCGCTCCTGAAGGTGCTAGCGAGCAGGATGTGCTGGCCTACGCGCAACGTAGCTTCAAGATGGCAGCCGCTCCCAAGACCGAGACGCCGAAGCCGCCAAAGCCGTTCGGCCAGCAGCTGAACGAAGCCATTGCCGACGCGCCGCGCCAGCTCGGGCTGACAGGTCGCTATGCACTGGAAGGCATCGGCGGCGCATTCGATGCCCTGATCGGCAATCCGTTGCGCACGCTGACGGCCCCGGTGCTGGGGAACAAGCCGACCGCTGACACTGGAGGAGCCCTCGCCGATCTGGTCCGGCTGCCGAAGCCGCAGACGGCCGGTGAGCGGGTGGTGGGCGACGCAGCGCGACTGCTGGCCGGTGGTGCGGTTCCGATTGCCGCCGGCGCCAAACTTGCGCAGCTCCCAGGGCTGGCCGGCGCGGTCGGCGCGCAGATGGCAGCGAATCCTGGCACCCAGTTGGCTTCCGCCGCCGCTGCTGGTGCCGCTGGTAGCTACACCCGTGAGACGGGCGGCAATTCCGGGTCGCAGCTGGCCGCCTCGCTGGCGGCAGGCCTCGCCACGCCATTCGCCATGAACGGCGCGCAGCGGGCGGCAGCGGCCGTGCGCCAGGCCATCACCCCGCGTCAGGTAGCCGCTCCGCAGATCGACGTCACGATCAACAACGCGATCAAGGACAGCGGTCTGCAGCTGGGTGATCTGCCGGCGGACGTGGCGCGAAGTATCCGCGCCGACGTGGCCCAGGCCCTGCAGACCGGCGGCAACCTGTCCGAGGACGCCGTGCGCCGCCTGGCAGACTACCGCCTGACCGGGCTGACGCCGACTCGGGCCAGCCTGACATTGAACCCCGGCGACGTGACACGCCAGAAGAACCTGGCCAAGCTGGGGGCAAACAGCAGCGATCCAGCGGCCCAGCAGCTGGCCGAAGTCCAGAATACCAACAACCGCGCCCTGACCCAAGGCCTGAACGACCTGGGCGCCGCGGCCGCCGGCGATCCGATCAGCGGCGCCCAGCGCATCATGGGCGCGCTGTCGGCTCGCAATGACCGCGCCAAGGCGATCATCGACAGCGCCTACCAGAATGCACGGGACACCGAGGGCCGGGCCGCCATGCTCGACCCGGCTGCTTTCACACGCCAGGCCGACGACCTGCTGAAGAAGGCGCTCCTGCAGGGCAAACTGCCCACCGATGTGCGCCAGCTGCTGAACGGGACGGCCACCGGCGAAATCCCGTTCACGGTCGACGTGGCGGAGCAGTTCAAGACCCGCCTGGCCGAGGCGGCGCGCGACGCATCCCGAGCCGGCGACGGCTCCACGGCCAAGGCGGTCGGTCTGGTGCGCCAGGCGCTGGAGGACACGCCGCTGCAACCTGGTCAGAACATCGGCCAGCAGTCCATCGACGCCTTCAACAAGGCCCGGGCGCTGAACCGAAGCTGGATGAGCATCGTGGAGCGCACGCCGGCGCTGCAGGCGGTGCGCGACGGCATCGAGCCGGACAAGTTCGTGCAGCAGTACATCATCGGCAGCGGCAACGGTGCTTCCACCATGGGGGTGGCCCAGCTGAAGAACTCGATCAAGGGCAACGCCGATGCCATGCAGGCAGTGAAGGAGCAGATTGCCGCCTACCTCAAAAACAAGGCCCTTGGCGGCGCAGCGGACGAGGTAGGGAACTTCAGCCAGTCGGCCTACAACAAAGCGCTCGATGCCGTGGGAGACCGCAAGCTGAGGCTGTTCTTCTCGCCGGAGGAAGTGAACCAGATGGAGGCCATCGGCCGCGTGGCCAGCTATGAGCAGGTGCAACCTGCCGGCGCCGCGGTGAACAATTCGAACACGGCAGGCGCAATGGGTGGGCTGCTGGAGCGCCTGGCCGGCTCCGCATTGCTCGGGAAATTGCCGCTGGGCCGCGCCGCGATCGGCGATCCACTGCAGAACATCGTGATCGGCCAGCAGGCCGGCAATGCCCTAAACGCGCCGCGCGCGCTGCTCGGTGCACCTGGCCCGGCACCGGTCACCCCGCGCGGCGCCGCACCGCTGATTCCGCCGTCGCTTTTGTTCACTTTGCCGATGCAGAAGGAATAGCGACTACTTCTTGCGGCCGTAGAGCCACGCATTGATGACGAAGGCGAGCATTGCCCCCAGCTGGATCGGGTCGAACCCGTAGAAGGTGTCGGCATTCATGGCTATTCCGGTGGTAGTGGTACCGACCAGTTTAGCACCCTCTCAACAGCCGCCAACCGGCGGCTTTTTTTCACTTCGCAAAGAAAGGCAGGGCCGCAATGGCTGAACCTACGAGCTCGACCGCCGGCATCGCAATTGCCGCGGGCACCATCACGCTTTCCGGGTCGATCCTGGGCGTGCACTACGACGCCTTGCTGGCCGGATTCTTCGGCGGCCTGGTCTCGCTTTCCTACCTGCCGTCCATGAGCATTCCGCGCATCGCCGGCACCGTGATCGCATCGGCGCTGACCGCAGGCTTCTTCGCCCCAGTGCTGAGCGTCGCGGCCGTCAACTACTTCTCCTGGCTGGCCGGCACCGGCGACAACGCCCGCATCGCGGCCGCAGCTGCGATCGGGCTGTGCGCACAAGTCGCCATCCCGGCCATTTTCAACCTGATCCGCAAGAAAGGGGGCCTCGCATGAGCACCGCCCTGGCATTCCTCAACACGATGGCCGCCGCCATCATCCTCCTGCATGGCCTGTTCCACGTTATCAACGCGATGGGCCATGCCACCCGCCACGGCATGCGCTGCGCCTGGATCGTGCTCACCACCGGCGCCCTGGGCGTGCTGCTCGGCCCGCTGTTCGATAAGCCAGTTCCGAGCCCCTACTGGACCGGCGTGCTGGTGGGTATCGCTCTGTACATCCTGTTCGACCGCCGCCGCGACAGCACCAGGAGGATCTTCGGATGAGCCCCAACCTGAAAGCCTTTCTCGACATGATCGCCTGGAGCGAGATCGGGCCGGCGCTGCTGGCCAAGAGCGACAACGGCTACAACGTGTGCGTCGGCTCGACGCCGGAGAAGCCCATCCTGTTCAACAGCTATGCCGCGCACCCGCAGCGGCGCAACGCCGCGATGAACAGCGACGCCGCCGGCCGGTACCAGTTCATGGGCCGCTACTGGCACTTCTACAAGGACAAGCTGCAGCTGCCCGACTTCGGCCCTGCGTCGCAGGACAAGTGGGCGGTGCACCTGATCCAGGAATGCCGCGCGCTGAACGACGTCGAGGCCGGCCAGTTCGAAGCCGCGGTGGCTAAGTGCCGTAGCCGCTGGGCCAGCCTACCGGGCGCCGGCTACGGCCAGCACGAGAACAAGCTGGCCGACCTGCGCAACGCCTATACGAGCGCTGGGGGGACTTTGGCATGAACCTGACTGCCCTGGTACCAGCCCCCTACAGAATCGCGCTCCTGGGCGCGCTGTGCGCGGCCCTGATGGGCTATGGATGGGTGAAGGGAGCTTCCCACGTCCAGGCCAAATGGGACGCCGAGAACGCCGGCCGCGCCCAGGCCGTCACCGACGCGCTGCTCGCGAGCGTCGACGCCAACAAGGCCGTGGCCAAGCGCCAGGCCGCCATCAATGCAGCAATCCAGAAAGGAAAAGATGATGAAATCGCTCAGCTCTATGCTCGGCTCGCTTCTGCTGGCCGCCTGCGCGTCGGCGCCGCCCTCTGTGGTGGAGCTGCCGCCCCCGCCCATGCCGAGGGCCCCCGAGGCGGCGATGAGCCCGATTCACCCGGCCGGCTGGTTCGAGAAGACGTTGACCGAGATCTTAAAGCGCTGATCCTGGCGGTCGAAACCGATCTGGCCACCGGCCGCGCCTGCCAGGCATTCGTCAAGGATCATGGTTTTGCGCCGTAATGTAGCGGCAAAGCAACATTGCGAAATTCTGCAAAACCTAACTCCGTATATCACAGAATGCGAATTTGTCTGTTCAAAATATGTTTTCTTGCAGATCAAATTGCATTTTGTCGACGTATCGTCGCCCGGAAATATCCGAGATTTACTTTTGCAATCAGAAACTTAAGCGAGTTCAGCATTCGTAATTCAGAAAAACAGAATTCCCATATGCCGGCCGCTTTTTCTATGGTTGCGAAACTCAACAGGGTGTTGATATTCTATTTTCATGCGATGACCAATCGCGAAAAGAAAAGCCCCGCAACGACTTTCTCAGGGCACGTTGCGGGGCTGATTTCCCAACCTGTTAAAAGCAAGGAAACTCTGATGGATATTACGTCCGCCTCTACAGACGGTCAACTTGAAGCACACGATTCGTCAACTTCGAACGACATCGTGCTGCTCTGCGAGCTGGTGCAATTCCTCCGCGCCTGGTTCGACGCGTTCCAGTCTACGATCCAGCAGCTGGACAAGGCCGCGTCCTCCAAAGCGCATGATGCCTTTGCCGAGGCCGTCATCTTGGCGCGCCGCATCGCTCGGCAGCTGGGCGTCACCCTCCCCGACTTCTCGACCGTCGAATGGTCGCCATCCGTACCGCCGGCTGAGCATGCCGCCGCGTTCGATCTGTAGGCCGAAATGAAAAAACGCAGCGTGGATATTATCGCTGACGATAATATACAGTGCTGCGTTTCTATACAGTGCCACTCGTAAGTGGTTGATTCTAATGGTCGGGGCGAGAAGATTCGAACTTCCGACCCCCTGCACCCCATTCGGGAACGCAGAAGACGTTATAGCCCTTAGGTACAGTCCATTTGCTTCTGAGGCGATAATATACAGTATCTTGGAACTGCTGAGTTTAGCCCGGGAAACCGGCCGCTTTCCGCCGAATATTATCGCGTCGACCAGGGCAGTTTGACGTCAATTTCCGACACAACCGGCACCGCTTCCTTGATGTAGATCTCGGTTGTGCTCCCCTCCGTATGCACCAAGCGGTTCTGGATCGCCTGTTTGCTCTGGCCGGCCTTTGCCGCGTCCGTGGCGCCCAGGGCGCGCAAGTCCTTGAACTGCACGTCGTCAGTGATGCCGGCGCGTTCCCTGGCCCTATCCCACATCGAGAACAAGCCGGTCTTGCTGTACGCCTCTCCCTTGTGCTTGCCGGCCAGCTTCGGGAACAGGTAGCCGCACACCATGCCATGCTCGCGCTTGATGGCGCGCGCGCGGTCGATCACTTCCTGGATAGCCGGCGTGATCACGATGTCTACCGCCAGGCCGCTGCTGCGCTCCGTCTTCGTCGGTTTGAAGCGGATGCGGCCGGCCTCGATCTGGGATTCCTTCAGCAGTCGGAAGTCCTTGCCGCGCTGCCAGCACAGGTACGAAATGTCGATGATGCAGGCCAGCGTTGGGCCGCTGAGCGTCTTCCGGCCGTCCTTGCCGATGAACGCTGCCGCCCGGATCGCTGCGACCTGGTCGTGCGTCGGAATGACCTCGCGGCGCTTCGTCTCGTAGTCGTCCAGATCGATCTGATCCAGCGGGTTGTCCTCCCGCAGCCCGAACTCCGAAATGGCGAAGCGGAACAGCTTGCGCGCCACGGCCGTGATCTTGCGGGCGGTGTTCGGCTTGCCGGCATAGTTGTTGCGCAGGAATTCGGACCAGTGCTTCGTCATCACGTCGCGCACCTGGAAGTCCTCGAAGTCGTCGGCGATCAGCGCCAGGTAGGCGGCGTACTGCTTGCGCACCTCCTCGCTGTACTTGGCCAGCTTGCGCGCGCGGAACTCCTGGCACAGGTGGACCATACCGGCCTTGTCGGTCTGGCGCTCACCGAGCAGCTTGCCCAGGGCTGTCAACATGGCGGCTTCGCCCTCGGCTACGCTGGCCAGCTTGATCCAGTGCTTCTCCTGGCCGTCGGCCGGGTCGCGCATCTTCTCGACGGCGTAGAACTTGTACGCGCCGTTCTTCACGTACACCCGGGCCGGCAGGCCCCGGTTGCTTTTGCGTTTCCGGTTCATCGGCGGGATGATTTCAAGGTTGGGCCCGAGCCGGCGGCCTGGTTGGCGGCCGGCGCCATGGTATGCATGCGCAGCACGCACACGGTGCCGTCGTGCCGGCGGCGCGCCGGGATGCCGAGGGCCTGCAGCTCGCGCAGCTGCTCCTTGGCGCGCCGGTAGTGCGTGATGTCGTAGATTTCGTCCGGCGTGAGCTCCGGCTTCAGTACCGCATTCATGGTGCCCTACCCTTGCAAGATTTGCACACGACCTGGGCGCCGTCAAACTGCATGATCGAGCGCTTCATGCGACAGACCGCGCAAACGCGCTGCGGAGAGATGTAGCGGGTGCAGCTGGCCCGGTTCTTTGCTCCTTGTGGTGCCATGCTATTCGCCGCCTTTCTGGGATGCTCGGTATAGCTTTTCCCCCACTTTCAGCGGCCCGGCCAGCAGCCGGAACAGTGGCCGGCCGCCGTCTTCGTAGCCCTCGAACTCGGCCACCGGCTCCTGCTGGGGCGGTGCTGCGCGGTACAGAACTTCCGCATCAAGGCCGTTTGCTTTTGCTTCGTCGTAGCCTTCCTTATTCGTTTCGGTCCAAGGCCACGCGTCCGGTGACCTAATGCGGTAAACCGGCTCTGCCGCCTGCTGGCTGGACGCAAGGGCGGCGCGGGCGTAGGCCCGGAAGGCGGCTCCCATGTCCTTCGTTTCCCGATACCAATTTCCATAGTCCGGCACGCCGTCTTTCACCCAAGGCAGCGGCGGCAGGTCTTGCCCGCCCTCTGGCGTGGCTTGCGCTGGGGTGGCAGGCAAAATTCCTTGGCTTCGCACCTGTTCCGCCACGTCTTCATCAACGTGATAGACGATTGCGCAATACGCTTCTTCCAACTGCTCCTGAGTGGCGCAGTGATAGGCATCAACTAGCTTGCGGAATTCCTCGGTGTCGATGCTTTGCAGTTTGATCCTTGTCGCCTGCTGCCCTGCATCGGTGGCGCTGGCCGCTTCCTTGGCGTCCTGTCCTTCTTGACACCAGTGCGCAGAAACCCTCACCAGGCAGGTGCCGCAGTACTGGCATTTTAGTTCCGATGCCTTGGCAGGCTCTGCCTGTGCAGTGCTGGCCTGTTGCAGCTTGTCGGATGGCTGCGAAAGCAACCCGTCCACCCTGCGGCGAATCATGCCGAGCACAGAAAACGCACAGCCCCAGAGATCTTCGTCGGATTCAGGAATGGCCGAGCCTAGCCCAAGTTTCGTCGCGATGAGGCGCAGGCGCTTTGCTGCGTCGGTGTCTACTTCCTTCCCGCCCTCCTGTTGCAAGGGCTGGGCGAGAAGGGCTTGCCGGGCAGCGCGGCGGTTCCACATGGAGATAACCGCTTCGCGGGTGTCGGCAATCTGTCCGGTGTTGCAGCTGGCACCCATGCACTCGATGGTGAAGCTCCCAGGGTGATCTGGCAGCCCCGGCAGCATTGACTTGAGGATCACGCTGTGCGCGTGCGGCTCGTGTTCTTGGATGGCCGCCTCGGCGCCGCAGAATGGGCATGGCAGCAGCTCGTTCTTCTCGTTCATTCGTTGCACTCCTTGCAAACCTTGCTGTCCCCGTCGAACTTGTCGACGTCCCGGCGCTGATGGCACACCTGGCATTTGCGGCGCGGCCGGCCGGAATCGGCCTTCGGCGTCATCAAGCCCAGGAACTGCTCCAGCTTCTCGCGCTGCTTCGAGGTCAAGTGCATGACCTCGTCGCCGACGTAGATCGTCAGCTCGCCCGTGGTAAACAGCGCGGCGACCAGCTCGGGCTCCTGCTCTTCCGGTTTTTCCACCGGCAACGAGGGCCCGGGCTTCGGCTGCGCGCGGCGCGTGTACTTGCGCTTCGGCTTCTGTTCCTCGGTCGGCTTCGGCTCCGCGCCGGCGGCGGGTGCCTGTTCCGGCGTCTTGCCGTCATCGGCAGCGCCTGGCTTTGTCAGCCGACCGAACGGGTCGTGTGGGTTGATTGGGCTCATGCGACACCTCCAGTTCCATGCGAAAGCCCAGAATTTGCAACGCTGAGCGCAACTGCGACTTGGCGAACCCAGATCGGCGTGGCCGAAAGCACGAAGGTTTCGCCCGACCAGGCGAGCAAGAGTGTCGTGCCCATGACCTCCGCGATGGCCTCGGCCGCATCCGGCGGGACAGCGTTGCCAATGCGTTCGCGCCAGGCGCTGTCGCTCGCGCCCGCGAGCTCGAATGGGCGGCCGCCGTTGGCGCGGTCGATCTCGGCCTGAATCTTCGGATCGTCCGACCAGTATTCGTCCGGATCGATGAGCGACTGCAGGGCGGCGAGCTCGAGCGTCGTGAACGGGCGGTGCCAAGTGCCGTCCAGGGCGCGGATCATCGCGATCACCTTGTCATTCATTGCCGGCAGGGCCGGCGCGGCGTCGATGCGCGGATCTGCGACCGACCAGCGCCCGTTGTCGTAGCCTGCGGCCGCGCTGACGGCTCCGCTGGGCGAATTCCACGGAACTACCCCGTAGTGGCCACCGTGCAGGTAGGCATCGCCGCGCTGGCGGTTCGCGTTCATGCTGGTGCGAGGATCAGCCACCGCGAACGCGCCGTGCCCTGTCGTGCTTTCCGCGATGACGACGCCGGCGGGCGCGGCAAAGGGCGTGACCAGGTACTTGCCTGCGCCGCCGAAGCCGGTCCCGGAGCGCGGGTCCGCGACGGCGTACGCGCCCTGATCATCCCCGCCGATGACGGTGCCGGTGCGCTTGTCCCAGCGCGTGACCGCGTACTTGCTGAAAAGCGGCCCCGCGGGCGGGCGCGGATCCTGGACCGCGAAGGTACCCTGGCCGGGCGACTTCACGTTGATCACGGCACCCATGGACTGGTCCCAGCCGCACAGGCCGTACTGGCCGCAGTCGTAGGTGCCGGAATCGAAGCGCGGATCGGCGACGCACTGGCCAGTGCCGTGGGCGCTGGAGACGACCTTGGCCGGCTCCGTCCATTCGCCGATGCGGCATTCGTTGCTGTGCTTGGCGGGCCCGAAGTGGCGCGGATCCGCGATCGAGAATGCACCGGTGGCGGGGCGGCCGTTGCCGGTTACCGTGCCGCTGGGAGCGGTCCAGTCGCGCACGCCGAAGGCGTCGTTGCGCATCTCCGGAACGATCAGATATTCGCTCAGGTGGCCATCCTCGACGGCCAGCTTGTTCAGGGACCGCCAATCGCTGCCGGCTTCGACGAACGCCAGGCGAACCCAAGTCTTCCACTGCAGGCGCGGGACGCGGTGCATTGGCCCGCCCGCGCTGTCGCCGGGGAAGGGCATGCGACCAAGGACGTCGCCGACGGCGCGCAGCTGCTTCTTTTCGGGCTCGTACAGGAACGGCGGCACCTTCTCGATGTGGCGGGCGACCAGCAGGAATCGCTTGCGGCTCTGTGCCAGGCCGCCCAGCTCGCCGCAATCGTGTGTCGTTTCAGCCACGGCATAGCCGAAGCGCTGGAGCAGCTGGTTGATCTGGTCCAGCAAATGGCGGCCGCGGGTCGCCAGCCGCGGCACGTTCTCGAACACGATCAGGTCGACGGGATTGTCGGCCCAGGCCTCGCACATCAGCCAGATGCAGCGCAGCGTCAGTTCGTTCAAGGCCTGGTATTTCGGCGTCAGGCTGAGCGTCTCGCTGAGCAGGCCGCTCGCGCCCTTGCACGGCGAGCTGATGAACACGATGTTCGGGTGCTCGTTGCCGGCGGCGCGCCGGATATCGACCGCAGTGGTCTCTTTCCAGTCTCGCGGGGGTTCTTTGCCGTGGAACGCGATGTACTGGGCGCGGGTGAATAGGTCCATCACCGTGCCGGGGCGGCCCGGACCTGCCCGGTCGAAGTCACGGACCGCCGCTGAGTCGATATCGATGCCGCCGATGCAGCGGAACACCCCTGCCAGGCCGTTGACCTGTGGTCTGGCCTTATTGAAGCCTTTCTTGCCGCCGCCGAGGCCGCAGCAAAAGTGGAAATGGAGGATTTCCTTGGTGTGCGTGATGAGATCGCGCGGCATTATTGGTCCTCGCTGGTTTGAAAAATTGTGAACTTGGCGAACTTGCAGCCGGCCAAGTGGGGCCGTCCGGCGACCTGGCCACAACAAACGCAACGGTGCTGGCCCATGATCAGGCCGCCTCGCCAAACAGCTCGCCCACGGTCTTCGGCTCCGGCGGCGTCAGCTTCAGCTCGATGTCGCGCTGAATGAACTCCGACAGCTTGCCGATGTCATCCGGGTCCGGGTGGGCGATGATGCGGAAACAGATCCCGACCGAGCCGCCGTTCAACGGCTCGATGACGAAGTGGTCAAGCTTCAGGTCTTCGCCCAGGTCGATGTTGCTGTCACCGCCCAGGCCGTAGTCGATCTGCGCCTGGTAGCCGGCAGCTTCCCAGTCCCATTTGATGGCCCCCATCTTCGGGTAGCGCAGCAGCGTCAGGCCGTCACCGTCGACCACCTGGTCAACCAGATCCGGGTTCTCATCCTTCTTGAACAGGTGCTGGCGCAGTTCGGGGTGGAAGTGGATCAGGGCAGTGCTCGGGCACGTGGCCTCGATCTTCAGGTCCAGCGCGGCGCGCGTGTCCTCGCCGTGCTTCTCGGCGCGCAGGTTGACGTGGGCGAGTTTGACGGTCTGGTCAAGTTCGAACATGGGGAAGGTCTCCTCGGTTGGATTAAACAGGGATATGCAGGTCGTGAACGTCGCGCATGGCCAGCCACTCGCCGTTCTTGGGGCTGTACAGGCCTTCGGCGCCCATGATGCGGTCGACCAGCAGCTTCGTGCGGTGGACGTCGGTCAGGCAGTAGTCGATCACCTTGCCCACCTGGCCGCGCTGCCAGAGCACTGGCGCCAACGCTCCGTTGCCGGTCTTGCCTGGCATGCTATTGGCCTTGCAGGTGTCGTCCAGGCCGTAGCCGGCGTGCGATGGATAGCTGAATGCCGGGCCCAGGCCTGCAGCGGCCCAGAGTTCACGCAGCACGTCATAGCAGCGCGCCTCATTCGGCGTGGCCCAACCAGTGGCGGAGAGGACCGCATTGTCAAACGGGATGCTGTTGAAGCCAATCGCCACCGGATCGCGCTCTTTCAGCAGCTGCGCCCACTCGTCGCGGTTATCTTCGGTGAAGACGCGATAACGGTTTTCGTGGTAGTCGTAGACACCGTTGACCGAGATACCCATGTTGGCGTGGTCATGCCAGCCGCCGCAGTATTCGATGCCATCTTCCTTGCTGCCGTCCCGGTTCGGGATGCCGCGGATAATCTCCAGGTCGTAGATGATGATGTTCATGCAGGGTTCCTCGTTTTGGTTTGTTGGTCGTACTGGTATTGAAGGTATGGCTTGCGGATGAAGTCGTGGAAACGCTTCTGTGCGCGCTCGTCGCGGTCGATCTCGCCGCGCGACTTCACTTCGCAGATGGCGCGCACGCTGCTCACGGCCGTAGCCTCGTCCGGCACGCGCAGAAAGCGCTGGAAAGCTGCCTCCTTGCACCGGAGCGCGAGCCATTGGCTGATGCGCTGGCTCATAGCTGCCGATGTCTTTCTGAGGCATTGCGGGCGTTCCACAAAGCGATAGCTTGGGCTTCGTCCCGCAAGCCTCGCGGCCCCTCGGTATGGCAGATGGGGCAGCGCACAAAATAGTGCCGCCCGCCAGCCGTTTTTGCGGTCCGCGAAGTTGCGCGCGGGTAGCTGCACTCGCAAAAAGGGCATGGATCTGGCGAGCAGGAACTGATCATGGTTATTCGCCCGTCAGCGCGGCGCGGCGCTCCTGGTACAGCGCATTGAGCTTGGCCTGCTCGGCACTGTCGAATACCTCGCGGATCTCGTCGGCGATCACATCCAGCACGTCGGGGTCGCTGGCGTTGTTCAGGCGGTTGAACAGGGTCTGGTAGAGGCCACCGCCAGCCTGGGGGGCTTCTTCCGTCGCCGGCGCGGCGGGGGCGATGGTTTCGGCTTGCTGCGTAGTTGGCGCCGCCGCCCGCAGCGCTTCGGTGGTAACGGTGTAGCTTCCGTCCGGATCGATGTCGATGATGTCGGCCATTTCGTCGGCGGTCGACAGGCCCATGGACAGCTCCGGCGCGTAAGCCCGGGTCCACCAGGAGGCCGCGCGGTACATCAGCATCTGCTGAGGAATGCTTTTCCACTTGCTGCCGTTCTTCGTCGCCCAGCCTTCCGCCTTGGCAATCGCCATGGTGACATCGGTACCGACCAGCTTTTCGTTCGTAGCCTTCTCGACCGCCCAGGCGCGGCAGCCCCAGCCATCGGTGCCCGGCTCGCCGAAGAACTCATAGCGCAGCGCTGAGAAGCGGCCGCAGGTGTTCACCGTGGCGATCAGGAACTGCGCCGACCAGGTCGGGCGGCCGTGCACGACGACCAAGTTCTGCATCACCATGAGCGGGTCAGCGCCGACACGAGAAGCCATGTTCAAGGCGATGACGCAGTTTGGCAGGTTGCCCTGGTACTGCTGTGGGACCAGCGACGACGCCGCCAGCAGCTTGGCCGCGCGCTGCGCCAGTTCGAAGCCTTGCGAATCGGTCAGGCCGACCGCGTAGCGCGAGGTTTGTTGTTGCGGCGCCGTGGCCAGCTCACGCAGCTGGGACAGGGATGCTGCAGGTTGTGGTGCGTTCATGTTCATTTTCTCCAGAAGCAGTTGTTGAAGTTCGGGCAGTAACGGTTGTGGCACATCATGGATTTCGGGTTGCCCCAAGGCGGGATGTCGCCGTGCACCAGCCTTGCGGCAGTGACCAGGAGGCCGGTGTTCTCGCCGTCGCCCAGCAGCACGTCCTTGGCGCCGACGATCTCGCCAGTACCGATGCGCTGCTTCTCGGGCGTCAGGTTGGTTTGCAGGCCGATGATCTGGGCCGGCGCGCGCATCGACAGGCCTGTGGAGGCTTCCGCGACCAGCTCATAGACGCCCATCTGCGCACCGTGGCCATGCGTCTTGGCCCTGCCATCGGTCCCGACCGCCTGCTTGCCACTCTTGATGTCACGGATACCGAAAGCCTCTTCCACGCGCTCCACGCGGTCCGTGGTGCCGGTCAGGATGATGTTCAGATCGGTGATTAGCAGGCTTTCGACGGATGCCTCCACGGCCACGTAATCGTGCATCGGGCTCTCTTCTGCGCAGTACTTATGGGTCAGCGAGCGGGCGATAGATTCAGCCTTGCTCTGCTCCCCTTCCCAATCCGTTTCGTCGCGCGGCACGCGCACCGATTCGACTGCGGCGTCTTCGGCGGCGGAGATCGATGCGACCTGACCGGCCAAGCGCTCCATGTCGAAGGCGGCAGTACCTGCGTGCAGTGCGGTACCCAGGGCGGCACGGCCATTCTGCGGCACGCGGCGTCCCTCCAGGTGAATTGCAATCCAGCGGGCCGGGCAATCAAACAGACTGCCGAAAGAACTGGCGCGGATAGTGATGGGCATTTTCATAAGGCACCAAAATTCTGTGGGTTGAGGACAGGGGAATCGATCAGCTCGGCCACTGCCAGCAGCACCAGCACAACAGCCATCGGCAGCCAGGCGTAGGCGTCGAGCATGTACACCAGATCGGCGGCCAGCTGGCGCAGGCGGCGCATCATGGACGCTCTCCCTGCGCCAGCTGCCTGGCCTCTCTCGCTTTGATCGCGCAGTCGGCGTGCTGCGTGCGCCAGCTGCCTTTGTGGCGTTCGAAGTGGCCGTCGCCTTTGGCGACAGTCTTGCCGCAGCGATAGCAGATTCCCGGATATCGGTTGCGCATCACAGCTCCACGGCGGCGTTAGTTTCGCGCGCCGCTTCGATCGCGTGCTGCGCTTCCGCGCGGTCGACCAGCTCGCGCACCTGATACCCGCGAGCCCGCATGCCGCTGACCATTTGCTCCGGCACGTTCAGCCAGTGCCCGTCTTCGGGCAGCTTGACCTGCCATAGAATCGTCTTCATCGCCTCTCCTGTTGGGGTTGCTGGTGGCCGGCCTTTCACCGGATCGCGGGCTCTGACCACGCTCGTCGTGGGCCTGTGCGCCTGGCAGGCTGGCGGCGGTGCTTGCAACCGCTCCACTCGTTGACCCATGAGCTTTCGCTGGGTGGCCGGTGCCCTACTCAACTCCGGCCAGGTGGCGCAATGCGCAAGGGCTAGCGCATCTGTGGTGGCCGGTGCTGATCTCCGGCTTGAACGATCCAATCGGCTCTCGCCCGCATGGTCTCTCCGGGCTGGCTACCGGTTGAGGAACACCCCGCGAAGGGCTGCGCATCAGCCTGCGCATCCACCACACGTCTGCCGGCTGACCGCGTCTTCATCGCGCTTACCCGGTGGCTACAACCCTCGCCGGCACAACCGGCAGAAGTGTGGCCACCCGTAACGTGGGTGAGTCGGCCGCAGATCGCGCGCGGCGCCGCATTGGCCTGCTTAGTCGACGATCGTTTCCGGCTTGTGGTCGAAGTAGGCGCCGAACTTGGCCACGAAGAACTTGCGGCGCGATTCGATTTCCTCGATCTCCATGCGCTTCTTCTCCAGTTCGCGATCGAACTTGGCCAGGATGTTGGCCTTGTCCACTTCCAGCGCGTTGTTGTCGAGGTCGGCCACGATTTCGAAGTCATCGCATTTGGCGTTGTACGACTTGAAGACCAAGTCAGCCGTGCTGTAGTTGTCCTTCAGGTACGCCACCACGATGGACGGCAGCTTTTCGAACGGCTCGAAACCGACGATGACGCCGGGGTGCACGCTAAAGTCGTTGTAGTTCTTGACCAGGCATTTCACGCGGCTGCCGACCTGCAGGTTTTCAATGCGGCGCGCGTTGCGCAGGTCGACCTCCAGCTTGACGCCGTTGATTTCGATGATGGTGGTGTTGTTGTTCATTGCGATCTCCGTTCAGGTGGTGGGTGTGCTGCTTGCGTTAGAAGGCCACGGCCATTTCCCGGGCCCAGATGAAGTCGTCGACGCGCTGTTCTTCGCGGCTCGCAGCCTTCCAGGTCGGCGCCATGAACTCCGCCCAGCCGACGATCACCTGGTCCAGCTCGTCGCTGATCAGGTTGCTGATGTCGACCGTGGTGCCGGCCAGGCCAATCGCCTCGAGGTTGAAGTTGCCGTCGCCGTCGAACTGGCCATACACGTCCAGCATCAGCCCTTCATGCGCGAAGGTGCCGATGAAGTGCTTGCTCTTGATCTGCGGCTGGTTGGTGGTGGAAGGCATGGTGTGCTCCGCGTTTGTCGTTGGAGTCATTAAACACCATGTTTAAACCCGAGTCAAACATTTTGTTTAAACACGTGCGAAAAAAAACCCGCTGGGGCGGGTCTTTTTGTATTCGGGCGTTGCTGGTCAGTCGCCTAGTTGATCCTCAAGATAAGCGGACGTTGTCGATTTCTGCTCAAGTTTGCTCTCGAGACTGCTAAGTTTCTTTTTCACTTCATCGAGCTCATTGAGCGCTTTCTGCAAAAAACAAAGGATCAAAGCTGATACTTCCGCAGCACTCGTGGGAAAACCTGTGGCTATGATGATCACGAAGGCGGTAATCTGCCATGCAACCAACGTCCAAAGTAGATCTCTCCAATGTCTCAAAGCCGGCCTCATGGGTTACTTCGCGACCGGCGCCTGGGCCGGCACGGTGATGATGATGGGCTGCTGCTGGGGCGCGGCGGCCTTGGGCGCCGCATTGTTGAGGACAAAGGTAATTACCGTAATGGCGACAGCGCCCAATGCTATGGCGGTCCCGACCGTCCACTTGATCTGCGCATTCGACGTTTCGTGCAGGTCAGCCTTGGTAGCCATGTGATCTAGACGCGTTTCCATCTTGGATAGACGGATATCGATCGAACGTACATCCTCGCGGATGTCCTCGACGGCTTTCTCCAGCTTTTCAACGCGATTTTCCATATCGCCATCATCTGGCGGCCTGCCGCCATTGTCAACATTTCCCCCAGTTTGGCCCGGGAACTGTCTTACCTCCGCGCTCATGCCTTTTTCACTTCCTGGACGGTCCTATCGAAATGCGTGTCAAAGAACTCTGTATAGCCGCAGGTACCGCAGACATATAGCCGGCCTGCGAACACCAGCAGCGGGTTCTGGTGCCCGATCAAGGCCCAGGTGGAGTTCTGTCCCTCATATTCGGCCGGCAAAAGGTCGCCGTGGCCGTATCGGCAGTTTGGTGTCACGATTTGCGAAATACCCATTGGGATTTTTCTCCAGTTGTAAACGGGGCGGGGATGGGCTAGATTCCACAGGAATCGTTCAGGAGATTATTGCAATGAACCAGAAGATTCGGCTTCAAGGTTGGCCCGCATGTCCGGTAGTAGCTGCGCCAGTGCTGAGTAAAAGCTACTTGATACGCGAACCGGAAGCGTCATGCCCGCCTCCGTCTTTATCACCAGAGCGAGATCGGCATTCGGCAGCGGCGCAAGCCCAACTTCCGACGGAAGTAGAGCCTCTACCATCACACGCATGGCATCCATCCGAATTTGATCTGGCTTGAAGAACTCTCTGTTCAAGGTCGCAAAAGCCGCAACTGCAGCCGTGGGACAAAATGCCAAGTCCTGCGTGGAACCATCCGCTAACTGGACCTTGAGAAACACGTTCCCGCTGTTGTCCGTTCCACTGGCAACTACATTTTGAAATAACGGCGTCATATCCTCTCACTCTCCTTCCGCACCACCCGGCCCACAATGATGCACATGTCGCCCTCGCAGCGCTTGCGGGAGTACTTGCGTTGGTCAGGGTGATCGGACGACAGCCACCACATGCCGCCGTCGCGCACCAGGCGCTTGATGACTGCCTCACCCTCATAGTTCACGGCGTAGACCGCGCCGTCGACAGGCCGAATGTCCGCGGTGTTGATGATGACCGTGTCGCCAGCATACAGGGCTGGTTCCATGCTCTCGCCTTTTACCTCCACCGCCAGCAGGCGCTCGGGGATGTAATCGTTCTTTTCCACCCAGCGGCGCGGCACGGTGGTCATGCCATGCTCCCGACGATCCGGCTCGGTCTGGAAGCCCATAATCCCTGCTGACAGCTTTAACTTCACCTTTTGAATCCCAATCAAGTCCGGATCACTCGGGTCCGCGATTATCACCGGCCGACCTTCCGTAGCCCAACCAGGTGTAACTGTCATCTCGCCTTCGCCGGTGTCCAACCAGCTTACCGAGCAGCCTATCGCGGCCTGGGCGTTGATCATGCCCGCCTTTGAAATGCCCCTCACCTCCCAGTTGTTCAGTGTCTGCGGGGAGGAGTTCAGCGCGCGGGCGAGATCCGATTGACCCCGGATCCCTTTGAGGGTCTCGGCCGCGAAGTAGAGGCGTTTCATCTGTTCATGCATAGTCGGCATTGTCGAGGCAACTAAACAAGCTGTGTTACACATTCTGTTTGACTCTGTTTTAAACATGGTGTTTAATCCGAACTGTAATCCCACATTTCCGGCGACATCATGACCAACGACAAACAACTGATCGAAGACCTCGGCGGCCCGGCGAAGGTCGCCGAACTCCTGGGCTACAAGAAGCACGGCGGCGTTCAGCGCGTCCACAACTGGACTCTGCGAGGCATCCCTGCCGCAGTGAAGCTCGCTCACCCCGAAATCTTCCTCAAGAAAACCGCAGACGCCACCGCCCAGGCGGCGTGAAGTACAGGGTCGCGCCATGCGGCCCATTTTTCCGCCCACCACTGATAACTACTGATAGAGAAAAATATCGATGAAGATCACATCCCCCACCGCCCAGCTGGTGCTGGACTTCGAGCCGGGGCTGGTCGAGCGCTTCCGCAGCCTGCGGGAATGCGTTGCGTCCGGCGTGTACCAGCGCGGTCTTAAGCGCGTGGCCGCCGACATGGACCAGGCCCCCGGCAATCTCTCGGTGCAGCTGGCCGACGATTCGCAGCGCCACTTCAGCGTCGACAGCCTGGAGCGCTACGTCCAGGTCACCGGCGACCTCACCCCGATCTACTACCTAGCCGAGCGCTACCTGGCCGACCGCAACGCAGCGCGCGAAGCGGCCCATGCCGAAGTGCTGGTGGAGCTGCAGAAGCTCCAGCGCGTCATGAAGAAGGCGGGGCTGGCATGAGCGAATTCATCGTATCCATCGACCATATCCGCGAGAAGGCCCGGGCTGCGCACGCAGCTGGCGCCGGCCGCGACGATCACCACATGAACTGGCACGCCCCGGCCCTAGTCACCTGGCTGGACGAATGGGACCGGTGCGAGGCAGCGGCCCAGGAGCAAGCAGCATGAAGGGCCGTACCTACGCCGGCGCCCGCATCGGCATCCTGCGCATGAACCGAGTCATCGAGATGGCGCGCGCCGAGGGTGCGCTGACCATCAAGGTCGTGGCGTCCGAATTCGAATGCTACGAGAAGTCCGCCAAGATCTACCTGGAGCGCCTGGTCGACCTGGGCCTGATGACCGAACGCCCGATGCTGCTGAAAAACTCGATCCGGAAATTCGAACTGGTACCCGGCGCCCAGCTGCTGGAGGTACCCGAGCCGAAGCAGGTCCGCCCGAGCGTGAAGAAGCCGCGGCGCCCCATCGTGGTCGATGAATACTGCCGCCGCGTGTTCACCGTGCCGGCCGCCCAGGTCGGCATGCAGCGCGATCCACTGGTCCAGGCCTTGTTTGGTGACCGGAGGGCTGCGTGACACCCATCACCCGCCCTGCACTGCGATACCACGGCGGCAAGTTCCGCCTCGCGCCGTGGGTCTTATCGCACTTCCCTGAGCATCGGACCTACGTTGAACCGTTCGGCGGCGCGGCGGGCGTCCTCCTGCAGAAGCCCCGGGCATATGCGGAGGTCTACAACGACCTTGACGGGGAGATCGTCAACTTTTTCCGAGTCCTTCAGGATCCTGCAGCGCGCCAGCTGCTCGTCCAGCAGCTGGAACTTACGCCTTACTCCCGGGATGAATTCGAACTCGCGTGGCAGCCGGCAGTCGACGCCATCGAACGCGCGCGCCGCACTGCGATTCGTGCGCAGATGGGTTTCGGCTCGGCGGGCGCGACCAAGGGCGTCACGGGCTTTCGCATCGATTCGAAACGCGCTTACGGCACATCGCAGCACTTGTGGGCGGAATACCCTGCCGGCATCGAATTGATCGGCGCCCGCTTCACCGGCGTGCTGGTCGAGAACCGCCCAGCGATCGAGGTGATGCTCCAGCACGATGGCGCAGAAACGCTTACCTACCTGGATCCTCCGTACATGTTCGAGACACGGGCGTTCAATTCTGCCCGTGGCAACTATCGCCACGAACTTTCCGACGACGATCACGAAGAGCTGCTTGACGCCGCGATCGGGCTGAAAGGCATGGCTCTCATTTCCGGTTATCCGAGCGCGCTCTACGAGAAACGCCTGGGCGACGCCGGGTGGCAGCTCAAAACGACCTCCGCACGTATCAGCGCCGGCCGCGGCTCCGTTCTCCGCATGGAATGCCTGTGGATGAATCCGGCCTGCGCCGCCGCCATCGGCCGGAAACCAGAACAACTGGGGATTTTCGCGAATGTCTGACCTGCCGCAACCTCTTACACCTGCCGACTGCGACCTGCGGGACTTCCAGTTTATGCCGCTGGATGTTTCCCGCCTGCTCACGTCCGAAACCTGGGTGCTCGGCACCGGCGACGAACGTGCTGCCGCGATGACTCTCTGGCTCGTAAGCTGGCACCAGGTCCCGGCCGCCAGCCTGCCGGCCGATGACCGCATGCTCGGCCACCTGTCGCAGTCGAAGAACTGGAAGCGCGTGAAGCCGCACGCCCTGCGCGGATGGATTCCAGCTGCGGATGGCCGCCTGTATCACCCTGTCGTGGCCGAGAAAGCGCTCGAGGCCTGGATCGAGAAGCTGTTGAATAGCTTGTCCGGCAGCGTCGGCAACGCCAAGCGCTGGGGCGTCGACATCGATACCGAGGATATTCGCGCCCGCTTCCTGACCGCTGTCGACCTGCTCAAGAATCTGGCGCCGCAGTCCAAAACGCTGCGCAAAAAAGCGGTTCTGACTATGGCAAATTCATCGCCCCCCGAATCGCGGGGGGAATCGCCCCCCGAGTCGCCCCCCGAATCCCCTAGCGATCGCAATAGACAGGGACAGGGACAGGGACAGGGATTGTTAACTACAAAACCTGTACACAGCGCGTCTACTCAACCGGAGTATGCGCGCGCGCCGGACCAACCTCAGGACGAGGATGGAAAACCGGAAACACCCGTCACGCCAACGCCGGCCGCCCTGCTCAGCCAGGTCATGCGCAAGCACGGCGTCATGTCGAATCCCGGAGACCCGCGCCTGATCGCCCTCGCGGAACAGGGTGTCACCGTCGAAACCGTCGCTGCCGCCTGCGAAGAGGCCCGCCAGGCCAAGCCCAACGAGCGCATCAGCCCTGCCTACATCGCCGCGATCATCGAACGCTGGTCCAAGGAGGCTAAGGCCATCGACGTCGCCGGCGCCAAGCCCCCCGAAGCCAAGGCGAACGGCGCCGGCGCCCAAGCCGCCGACCGCTGGTGGCTGACGGACCAGGGCATCGTCCGCAAGGGCAAGGAGCTCGGCATGTACGCCCGGGGGACCGAGAGCTATGCCGACTTCAAGGACCGCATCTTCACGAAACTGCGTGAGCAAGGAGCCACAGCATGACCCAAACCCACGACGACCGCGTTGCCGCCCACCAGCCAGGCATGTGCGCCGCCTACGGCTGCCCGCTGCACGGCACGATGTCCAACGCCACTGGCGGCTCCGACGACTGGTGGTGCAGCTACCACTTCGGCAAGGAGGCCGGCGACCTGCAGGCTGTGACCTCGGCCCTGAACCGCCACCGCTGGCTGGCCGACGTCCGCAGCGCCGTGCTCGAGCTGCATCCTGCGCGCGGCGAAGAGTTCCGCCACAAGACCTTCGACTGGATCCGCAAGACCCTGGCCGCCCAGGGCCGCGACGACCTGCAGTGGGCCGGCTTCCCGGAGAACACCCGCCAGTGGTCCAACCGCATCACTGCGGCGCTCGACAAGCTGATCGCGGTCGAGTTCACGAAGCCTGTGCAGCGCCCGCTCAACGACAGCGCCGAGACCTGGACGAAGGCCTCTTCGCTGTTCCCGTCGTGGGCCTGAAGTAGGCGGATGTAGGCAATTTTTACAACAAAACGGGAGAACGAATTGAACATTTTGGCACTTGACCTCGGAACAACGACCGGCTGGGCTCGCTGCACGCGCGATGGCACCGTGCACAGCGGCAGCGAGAAGTTCGCGGCGCGCCGGCTCGAAGCGGCTGGCCAGCGCTGGCTGAAGTTCCGCGCTTTCCTGGCCGAGCAACGCACAGCGGCTGGCGGAGAGATTGACGCGATCTACTTCGAGGACGTGAAGCGCCACGTAGGCACCACGGCAGCACACGTGTACGGCGGCTTCCTCGCGATGCTGGAGGCGTGGTGCGCGACGAACAAGGTGCGCATGATCGGCGTCGGGGTTGGCACCGTCAAGCAGCACTGGACTGGCAAGGGCAATGCCGACAAGGTCGCGATGATCGAAGCGGCCAAGGGCCGGGGTCACAACCCGGTGGACGACAACCACGCCGATGCGCTGGCGATTCTGTCGCTGGCCCGCAAGCTCGAGCTGGATGCCGAAGCGGCCCCTTTCTGACGGAGGCGATGATGGTCGAAGCGATTATGGAAATTTTGCTCTACGCCGGCGTGGCCGGCATGGGGCTGCTCGGTATCCTGGGTCTATGCGCCCTGCTGTCCGACGCGAACGACCGGAGGCGGATGTGAACGTGCTGCCGCAGGAAACCTACCGCGACCCGCTGGAGCAGCTGCTGCGCGCCGAGGCCGCAACCTGCAAGGGCTGCTGCTTCCGCCGGGTGATCGACCGCGAGCTGCAGTGCACGCACCCGCGCACGGCCGACCCGCTGACCGATGTGCGCTGCGCCGAATACGAGGAGCGCGTGTGACTCGACGCAGGGAAATTGGCGAACGCCTGGAGAACTGGGCGCGCTGGGCGACGGCAACCAGGTCAGGCGGCGCGGACTCCATGACCGGCGCCGTCTGCGAGCGCATGCGCAAGGCCGCCCTGGGCAATGTGTGGTCCGGCCACGACGTGCAGGACCAGCTGGACGACCGGGACGCCTGGGCGATCCAGACCGCCATGGCCGACATCACCCTGCAGCAGCGCATGATCCTGCACTGGTGCTACATCGAGCAGGCCCGGCCCGAGGTCGTCTGCCGCATGGTCAAGCTGCCGGTGCGGCCGATCAGCATCTTCGTCGCCGCCTTCCATGACGCCCAGTATGCGATCGAGGAGGCAGTTGACAGCCGGAACGAGCCGGCGTACAGTTCCGTCCAACAACTTATCTCCGTCTGAAGTGCGACGCGTCCGGGTTCCCAGTGGGAGCCCGCGGCGTCCCCGGAAGGAAAATCGAAGCCCTGGTGCAGAAATGCTCCGGGGCTTTTGCTTTTGGGCTCCAGCCCGACCAATCTCCCTTGACCACCGATTACCGGGTGGGACTCGCCGCCGTGGCACTGGCTGTCGCGGCGGCATTTTTTTGCATGGACAGGACAATCCGACAAGGAACCCTGCGAGCGCATGGAAACTGAAACCGAAAAAAAACCGAATCGCGGACGCGGCCGCCTGGATGGCGTAGGCCGCGCGAAAGGAACCCCGAACAAGAACACGAAGGCCGTCAAGGACATGATCGTCCAGGCGCTGCACGAAGCCGGCGGCGTGGCCTACCTGGTCGAGCAGGCGAAGAAGAACCCGAAAGCGTTCCTTCCCCTGCTGGCCCGAGTGCTGCCGCTGCAGCTGACCGGCGACGGCGGCGGCCCGATCCAGACCGAAAATGTCAACCTGACCGCCGAGGAAGCCTACAAACGCATGATCGATGGGCGCGCCTGACTGGTTCGACTTCAAGGCGCCGAACTACGAGCGCCTGTATGCCCAGCGGGCCGAGCGCCTGCAGCGCGTCCGGTCGGAAGGCTTGATCGAGGGCTTGAAGCTGCACTACCGCGACAACCCGGTCGACTTCATCAACGACTGGGGCATGACCTTCGATCCCCGCAATGCCGAGATCGGGCTGCCGACGGTGACGCCCTTCCTGATGTTTCCGAAGCAGGAGGAGTTCGTCACCTGGGTGCGGGACCGGTGGCTGGCACGCGAAGACGGCCTGGCCGAGAAGTCGCGTGACATGGGCGTGTCGTGGCTGTGCGTAGCCGTGGCGGTCTGGATGTGGACGTTCTACCCGGGCGTGGTGATCGGCTTCGGTTCCCGCAAGGAGGAGTACGTCGACAAGATCGGCGACCCGAAATCGCTGTTCTGGAAAATCCGCAAGTTCATCGAGCTGCTGCCGCTGGAATTTCGGCCGTTCGGCTTCGACCTGGGGCGCCACGCGCCGCACATGCGGATCATCAACCCGGAGAACGGCTCCGCGATCGTGGGCGAGGCGGGCGACAACATCGGCCGTGGTAACCGGACCTCGATCTACTTCAAGGACGAATCGGCCTTCTACGACCGGCCCGACGCCATCGACGCGGCGCTGTCGCAAACGTCGAACTGCAAGATCGACCTATCAACGGTGAACGGCAACGGCAACCCGTTTTACCGGAAGCGCCACAGCGGCAAGGTGCCGGTGTTCACCTTCCACTGGCGCAGCGACCCGCGCAAGGACGAGGCCTGGTACGAGAAGCAAAAGGCCACCCTTGACCCGACGATCGTCGCGCAGGAAATCGACATCGACTACAACGCGTCGACCTCCGATGCGTGGATCAACGGCGCCGGCGTGGAAAGCGCGCAGCGGAACCGCCCGGCGGACGTCCAGCCGCTGGGCGGCTGGATTGTCGCGATCGACGCCGCACACTTCGGCGACGACGAAAGCGTCATCCACAAGCGGCGAGGCCGCCTGAACTTGCCGCAGGTCTCGCGCCGCGGCCTGGACGGCATCCAGCTGGCCGGCGTGGTCACCGAGGAGTGCGACACCCTGGTGGCGGCAGGCGGTGAGATTCAAGCCATCGTGATCGAGCTCGACGGGCCGGGCGTGTCCTGCTACGACCAGCTCCGCGCCGGGAAGTATGGCCGCCTGGTGGTGGGCGTGCACACCGGCGCCAAGGTTGCCGACGGCAAGAACTACAACCTGCGCGCCAAGATGTGGCGCGAGGCCCGGGATTACCTGGCATCGCCGCCGGTCGTCATGGCGGTCGACCCCGAGATCAAGTCGCAGCTGTGCTCTGTTCGGTACAAGTACAAGGACGGTCTGCTGCTCATGCAATCGAAGAAGGAATACAAGGCCGAGTTCGGGAAGTCGCCGGACCGGGCGGACGCTTTCGTCCTGACCTTTGCGTCTGTCCCCGTGCAGGCGCGGAAACCTCAAGCAAAACCGGTCCACACCAGTGGCGGATGGATGGGATAAATGGCTTCAAAGACCGATGAAAATCTAATTGCGGATGCGCGCAAGGCATACGAGCGCGCGCTGGAAGCCGAGCGCGTGAACCGCGAGAACTGGATTTCCGACGTACGCTTCGCGCGCCTGGGCGAGCAGTGGCCGGAGAATATCCGCCACCAGCGCGAGCAGGAAGGGCGCCCATGCCTCACCATCAACCGCCTGCCGGCGTTCATCCGCCAGGTCACGAACGACGCGCGCCAGAACTCTCCAGCCATCAAATTCCACCCGGTGGGCGACGGCGCCGACCAGGCCACCGCCCTGATCCTGGATGGCGTGGTGCGCAACATCGAGTACACCAGTCACGCGGACGTGGCCTACGACAACGCCCTGGACAACGCGGTCACCGGCGGCTTCGGCTACTTCCGCATCAGCACGGACTACGCCTCCGACGACACGTTCGACCAGGACATCAAGATCGAGGCCATCAAGAACCCGTTGACCGTCTACGGCGACCCGATGGACATGGGGTCGGATTCCTCCGACTGGAATGAATGCTTCGTCACGGAGCTGTGGGACAAAGCGGCGTTTGAAAAGCGCTGGCCGGACGCCGAAACTGTGGACTTCGATGCCGACAGCCACGACACAGCGAACTGGTTCAGCGACGACAAGATCCGGGTGGCGGAATGGTGGACGCGCGAGGAGGTGCCCGTCACCCTGCTGCTCCTGTCCACCGGCGCGGTCATGCGGGAAGAGGATTACCTCAAGCATAAGGAATTCCTCGACCTGGACAATGTAACGGTGGTCGACCAGCGCCAGTCCACCACGAAGAAGGTCACCCAGCGCATCATCACCGGCGCCGAGATTCTTGAGACGAACGAGTGGCCGGGCAAGTACATCCCGATCGTGCCCGTCTACGGCGACGAGGTGGTGGTCGACGGCGAACGGCACCTGCTGTCCCTGGTTCGCTTCGCCAAAGACCCACAGCAGATGGTGAACTACTGGCGCACCACCAGCACGGAGCTCGTCGCGCTGGCGCCCAAGGCGCCGTTCATCGGTGCGGTAGGCCAGTTCGCCACCGACGCCACAAAATGGGCCACGGCGAACACCCAGACCCACCAGTACATCGAATACGACCCGGTCGACGTGAACGGTACGCCGGCGCCGCCGCCGCAGCGGCAGCCTTTCGCGGGCGTGCCGGCCGGCGCGCTGCAGGAGGCAATCAATGCCAGCGACGACATGAAGTCGATCATGGGCCTGTACGACGCATCGCTCGGCGCCGTGTCCAACGAGACCAGCGGCCGCGCCATCCTGGCCCGCCAGCGTGAAGGTGACGTTTCGACCTTCAACTTCACCGACAACCTGTCCCGCGCGATCCGGCACGCTGGCCGCATCCTGGCCGATCTGATCCCGAAGGTCTACAACACCCCTCGGATCATGCGCATCATCCACGAGGACGGCACCAACGAGAGCGTGGCCGTCAACGGCGCCCAGATCGACCCTCAGCAGGTGCAACAGCAACTGAACGAGCGCCAGCAGGAAATGCGCAACATCGGCCGGGTCTTCGACCTGACAGCCGGCAAGTATGACGTCACCTGCGAGGCCGGCCCCAGCTTCACGACGAAGCGCGAGGAAGCGGCCAGCCAGATCATGGAATTCATCCGTGTCTACCCGAACGCCGCGCCCATCGTTGGCGACATCCTGGCGCGCAACATGGACTGGCCGGGCGCGATGGAGATTTCGGAGCGCCTCAAGCAAATGCTCCCGCCGCAGCTGCAGGGCCAAGACCCGCAGGCCGTGGCCGCCCAGCAGCAGATCCAGCAGCTGGTGCAGGCGCTGGAGCAAATGCAGAAGCAGCTGGCGGACAAGAGCCAGGAGAACGCGATCGACGCCCGCAAGCTGGATATCGATGCATTCAACGCCGAAACCAACCGTATCAAGGCCATGGGCGGCGCACTGACACCGGAAGCCGTGCAGGCGCTGGTGGTCGACACCTTGCGTCTGGTGCTCGGCTCGCCAGACGTCCTGCCGGCGCCGACTGCGCAGCCTGTTCTGGGTCCGCAGCCGGACGCCGAGCAGTTGCCGGCCGGGATGCCGGGGGTAGCGCCTGGCGCAATCACCGACAACGCCGCAGCGGGTCCTACCGCCGGCTGAATTTCGCCGCGGCTGCGGCTTTCATTGGAGTTTCAAAATGGACGACATGGAACAACCTGGCATTTCGCAGGATTCCGACGTAGCAGACCAAACTGCCGCCGAGGAACATCAGGAGGTAGTTGACGACCACGATCAGGACGACACCTCGGGCGCGGACTCGCAAGAGCAAACCGACGAAGAGGAAGAGGACGAAATCGAAGTCGATGGGCGGAAGTTCGCCATGCCGAAGAGCGCAGCGGAAAAGCTGAAAGCCGAGCGCCTGATGCATGCGGATTACACCCGCAAAACGCAAGAAGTAGCGCAGGAACGCCGCAGCCTGGCCGAAGCGCAAGAGCAACACCAACGTCAAGTCGCCGAGTACCAGCACTACACCAAGGAGCTTGCCCAAGTTGTCGCGATCGACAACCAACTGGACGAGTACCGGAAATTGGACTGGCAAAGGCTCGCCGACGAAGACCCTACTCTGGCGCAGAAGCTGGATCTCCAACGTCGCGCGCTGGAAGACAACCGCACCAAAGCAGTAGAAGCAGTCACGCAAAAGCAGAACGAGCGTGCGCTGGCCGAGCAGCAGGAAACTGCCAAGCGAATCCAGGAAGCCGAAGCGTATGTACAGCGTGAGATCAAAGATTGGTCGCCGGAGCGCGCCACCAAGGTCATGGAGTACGTCGGGAAATCCGGCGTCAACCTGGACCAAGAAATGGCACGCACGCTGATCCGGCAACCGGCCCTGTTGGCCATCTTCAACAAGGCCGAGAAATATGACCAGCTTGCGAAGAAGCAGGCCGCTAAGCCAGCTCCAGCCCCGGCTGCAAAACCCGTCACCCGCGTCAGTGCGAGCCGCCCGGCCGCCCAGAACGACCCGGACAAGATGAGCACCGAGGACTGGCTGAAATGGCGCAATGGCCAGCTGCGCAAGAAACGCTAAACGCTCAATCAAACCCGCTTCGGCGGGTTTTTTCATATCTGGAGAACCAATATGGCAAACACCATTCTGACCCCGAATCAGATCACTCGCGAGTCGCTGCGCGTCTTGCACCAGAAGCTGAACTTCGTGGGCTCGATCAACCGCGGCTACGACGATTCCTTCGCCAAGGAGGGGGCAAAGATCGGCGACTCGCTGCGCATCCGCCTGCCAAACGAATACACCGTCCGCAACGGCATTACCATGGCCGCACAGGATACCGTCGAACAGTCGGTCACCCTGCAGGTCGCCAGCGTGAAGGGCGTCGACCTGAACTTCACGTCGCAGGAGCTGACGCTGTCGCTGGACGACTTCAGCGAACGCATCATCGACCCCGCGATGTCCGTGCTGGCCGCGAACATCGAGGCCGATGCCCTGTCGATGGCCCTGGACGTCTACCAGGCCGTCAACAACATCGGCTCGGCTGCGACCTTGCGCACTGCCCTGCAGGCGCGCAAGGCGCTGACCGACGCGCTGGCGCCGTCCTCGCAGCGCACCCTGCTGCTGAACACCCAGGACAACCTCGACCTGGTCGACGGTCTGAAAGGCCTGTTCCAGGACTCCGATACGATCGCCAAGCAATACCGCGATGGTCTGGTCGGGCGCACGGCCGGCTTCGGTGACATCTACGAGAACACGCTGCTGGCATCCCAGGCGACCGGTACCGCCGCGTCGGTCACCGGCTACACCGTCAATGGCGCCGTGACCGCCAACGGCTCGACCACAGTGACGCTGGCGGCCGGCGCCACCACCTTCAAGAAAGGCGACGTTTTCACCGTGGCTGGTTGCAACCGCGTGCACCCGGAAACCAAGGCCGACACCGGCATCGCTCAGCAGTTCGTGGTGACCGCCGACTACGCCGGCGGCGCCGGTGTCCTGAGCTTCGCGCCAGCGATCTACACCACCACCGGCCGCCAGAACGTGACCGCTGCCGGCATGCCGAACGGCGCGGCCGTGACAAAGGTGGGTGGCGCATCGGCGGTCTATAAGCCGTCCCTGGCCTTCCACAAGAATGCGTTCACGTTCGCGACCGCCGACCTGGTTCAGCCGGAAGGCGTCGACTTCGCTTCCCGCCAGGTCATGGACGGGATCTCGATGTCGATGGTCCGCCAGTTCCAGATCTCGGACCGTTCGTTCCCGTGCCGTATCGACGTGCTGTACGGCTACAAGACCCTGCGCGCCAGCCAGGCGGTTCGCATCCTGTCCAACTAACCCCTTTTTGCCCCGCTCCGGCGGGGCACTTTTCTACTGGAGAACGCGATGAGCGAGAAGCAAGAATTCCCAAAGGCCCTGTACCTGCATGGTGCGTGCCGCGTCGTCGGCAACGAGGAAGAACAGGCCGCCGCCGAAGCTGAGGGCCACACCGACTGGCATGCCGACCAGGAGCGTGTGAAGGAAGCGGCAGCGGCCACGAAGGCCGATGGCAAGAAGAAGGCGGTCTAAATGGCCTTCGACACCTACGCCGGCCTCGTAACCACTGTCGCGGACTGGCTGCACCGTTCCGACTTGTCGGCGCAGGTGCCGGACTTCATCCGGATGGCGGAACTGGTGATCAACCGCCGCCTGAACATTTTCCCGCGCGAGATCGAAGCCCCACTGGCTGCGGTGATTGGCTCCCGCTTCGTGCCGCTGCCTACCGATTTTGGGCAGCCCGTCGACCTCTGGATCTTGAACGACGACCCTCGACGACTGCTGACGCCGGTGCAACCGGACCAGTTGCCGGTAAATGACAGCATGCAGGGGCTTCCGAATTTCTGGGCCATAGATGGCGCCAACATCGCCTTCGAATTCAAGGCGGACCAGGCTTACCCATTGGCCTTCCGGTACGTGGAAAACCTGTTCCTGAGTAACGCCAACCAGACGCATGCGACCTTTCTCCGCGCGCCGGATCTCTACGTTTACGGCGCACTGGCTCAGGCCGCCCCATACATCCGCGACGATGAGCGCCTGGCCATGTGGGAACAGAAGTTCAAGACACTCCTGTTTGAGACAGCTGCGGACGCCGGCCGCGCCAAAGGCTTCGTGCCGTTGCGCACTGAGATTCCTGAAATGCTCTGCCGGCCGTACCCATCGCGCCGCCGCTACTGAGGCCTCGACCATGATCGACTTCGAAAACATGCAGGTCGGCGAGGTTCGTGACCTGCCCGCGCGCTGGATTCCCGACGCCCGCACGGAATTCAACCGCGCCCTGGCTTACGCCAACGCGACGGGCGGCGAGGTGCAATTTGTGATCGACAACATCCCGCTGGCGCCCGAGCAGATCACGGGTCCCGACAAACACCGCTACACCATCACGAGGGTCCAATAATGGCACTGGAAACCGCAACCTACGTCAACCAGCTGGTGCCGGCCAACCCACCCGGGTCCGATCCCAAGAGCCAGGGCGACGACCATATCCGGCTGCTGAAGGCCGTCCTCCAGAATACCTTTCCCGCGCTGACCGGCGCCGTCACGGTCGGCCAGGGCGTCATCAACTTCCTGTCGGGCGCCACCAGCAACATCCAGACCCAGTTGAACGACAAGGCCTCGCTGACGGGCACGAACGTCTGGTCCGGGACCAACACCTTCAACGGGCAGACCAACCTGTCGACCCTGACGCAGATCGGGTCCACCGGCTACTTGCAGATCAGCTACATCAACACGCTGACCAGCAACGTGCAGGACCAGATCAACAATATGACTGCAACGCTGCAGGACATGGTGGACGACGCGATCGCCGCGCTGGCCGGCCAGGTGTTCGAGAACGCCCCATGGACCACCCTGATCGCCGGCGAGCCGATCCAGATCGGGGATGCCGTGAGCCAGGCCATCGACGGCCGCATGTACTGGGCCGCGCCGCCGGCAGTGGACCAGACCCGCCCACTGAACCTGACCGGCGCCACCGCGCTGTCGACGCAGCTGTTTGCCTTTGCGGCAAATGCATCCAGCTCCGCGCACCGGATTTGCCAGCTCCCGACCGGCAATATCGTCATCGGCTACACGGTGAGCGGCGCCGTGCCCAAATGGGTACAGATCAACTCCAGCGGCGCGCAGACCATCGCGGAAACCAATCTCCCGAGCGCGCCGGTGAGCGACCCGGTGCAATCTATTGTCCCGCTCGGGACGGATGGCAAATTCGTCGTGCTGTATGGCTCGCTGGCCGGCCCAGGGAACGTCTGGGCGCAGTCTTACACCGCTGCGGGTGCCACGCTGACCTCAGTGAACTTCGGCAATGCCAATTCCATCTGCATGTGCCGCCTCTCGGATGGTTCGGTGGCGGTGATGCGTGCGGTCCGAAATTCCAACACCCAGGTGAGCCTGTTCAATGCTTCGACCGGCGCAGTGACCACAATCACGGTGCTTACCCATGGCAGTGACGCAAACCCGGTCGCGCGCCTGACGCCTATTGCGGCCGGTGGATTCAATGTGTTCAGCAAGAACACCTCCACCCTGAATTTGGAGATGCGCACCTTCAACAATGCGGGGACGCTTCAGGCGACGGTCACGGTTGGCACCAATGTTACCCATAACCAGCTATTTGGCTTGCGCGATGGCCGTTGCATGACCACTGACAACGCAACAACGATGCGCATGGTGACGAATGCCGGCGCGGTCTTGTGGACGGCCACGGCGCCATTCTCCGGCCCGAATGGCTTCACCGATAGCGCCAATGGGACCTTCGGCTACAACCGCACCGGCACCCCGGCGCGCATCTTCCATGTGTCGTCGGACGGCTTGACGGTTACCTCGTCGCTGACGACCAACGCAGGCGCCGCGATGATGGCTCCGGCGGTGATCGACAACGGCTACCTGGCTGTGGTGCAGGGCAACCCGACCTTCCGCTACCTGATCGATACCGCCTGCAATGTCATCACTTCGGACGCTACCGGCACGATTGACGATGATCTGTCCGCCGGCCTCGGCTTCAACGACATTCTGGACTTCTCGGTGTCGAGCAACGACCGGCAGCCGATGCTGGGCTTCTACCAGGTCACATCGGGCGACTCTGTCCGCCTGACGCATGCCATCGGCAACCGCTCGCCGGAGGGCTGCGCGACCACGGCGGCATTCCAGCGCGCCGACAACTTCAACGTGCAGATCGGAGGCTACTTCAACCCGACGCGCATCACCACATGGAACACCACCTTCGACGCCCGGGCGAACGCGATTCCGGGCCAAAAAGGCTCGATTCTCGGCACTACAGCAACCTTCCAAGGACTCAGCTAAATGAACTACTACCTCATTCCTGCCGCCGTGGGCAATTACGTCGCCTGCGGCACCACCCCGCCCTCCTACGACAGCGCCACGCACCTGTGGACGCTGGCCAATGGCAACCGCATCGCGGCGATGCCTGGCGATTACACGCTGGTGGATGACAGCTCCAACAATCCCGAGCTGCTCGCTGCCGTGAAGGAGGAAAAGAAGGGCGCGGTCACAGCCCTTCGCTACGAGAAGGAAACGCAGGGCATCGTGGTCAATGGCGCGCATATCGCAACGACCTTGCACGACCAGTCGCGCATCACCGGCGCCAAGGCCTATGTCGACCTGCGCCCCGACGCAACCATCCAGTGGAAGACGGACACCGGCGTGTGGGTCACGAGAACCGCTGCCGAGATTCTGGCTCTGGCCGGCGCAGTAGGTGACCATGTGCAGGCGCTCTTCACCGCCGAGTGCACCCACCATGCAGCCATCGAGGCGCTGAACACCCTGGCCGGCCTGGCCGCATATGACATCACCACCGGCTGGCCGGCATGAAGCAGTTCCTGATCGCGGTCGACCAGCTGTTCAACGTGACGCTGTTCTTCCTGCCTGGCGGCATCTGGGCGGATGAAACGCTGTCGGCGCGGTCGTGGCGGATGCGCCAGGCGAAGCCGTTCACCTGGTTGCAGCCGCTGATCGACCGCCTGTTCTTCTGGGACACCAACCACTGCCAGTCCAGCTATGAATCGGAGCGGAAGCGCCTGCAGCTGCCGCCGGAGGAACGGCAATGCCATATGTGAAATTCCCGAACTGCGGCGCCGTCGGCGTGGTCAAGGACCTCTCGAAGCACGAGCTGCCGATCAATGCCTGGACGGACGCGAACAACGTGCGCTTCCTGGATGGCTACGCGCACTGGTTTTACGGCCATGGCGCGGTTTATGGCACGCCGCCGGTGATTCCGTACCACCTGCTGCCCATCAACGTCGGAGCGGCCCGCTATTGGCTCTATGCGGGCGCCCAGAAGATCTACGCGGTGACCATCAGCGGCGGCGCGGCGGTGCACACCAACCTGACGCGCCAGAGCGCCGGCGTCGACGTGAACTACACCGGCACGCCGAACGCCTGGACCAGCACCAGCCTGTCCGGCATCCCGATCTTCAATGC